CAGCCGAGCAAGCCGCACTTTGATGCAATTGCCGCCGTAATTGTTGACAGCCCAAGCTGGGCTGCATAGATTTGTAATTTGTCCATAATGTACCTTCCTTTCCGCCTTTTTAGGCATAAAAATAAGGAGCTAACGCTCCTTGAGTTATCTATTTGTTCTTATTTTAGTATCAAATATCCCAGCGATTTTGCAGGAATAACCAAAGGTGTATCCAGCACTGTTCTATCTATCATGATAAGCGGAGCGGCGGCTTCTGTCATTCCTGTGCTAGTGTTGGCTGTAGTCGGTCCTTCGTTGGCATTAGTGGTCCAGAGATATTTAACACAAGCGCACATTTCTTTTATCGTTACTTCATTTTCTGTCGAATTGTAAATCGCTAATTTTTCAACGGTAACATTATCTTTTTTAACTTCATTTCGAGAATACGTATAGCAATATACTCCCTGCAACCAATCCTGTAGCCAGTAATGATCTTCGTTTTCCGGCGCATCAGACGCTCCAAAAAACACTGATCTTGTATAACCGTCTGAATCTTTTCCATAGATAAACGGATTGCACGCAAAATTTTTAGCATCGTAATTCT